ATAGGAACAGTAGGAGTAAATGATACGAATGCGCCGAATAGTGAAACTGAAGTATTATCAGTAGCAAATGGAAACGGAGTAGTTCAAGGAAAGGTACATCAAGGTAAACTATACATATCAGAAACATCAGGTACAGAACAAATAAAATACACTACTCATACAGAAGCAAGTGGAACGAATTATTTATACACAAATTAAAACATAAAAACGATGGCAGATTCAACGAATGAATTATTAGGATATCAATTAGGAAAGGGAGCAGTAACGACTATGAATGTAGCAGGGGATGCAATTGCTACTGTATCAGGAGTAAGTTATTATGCAGTACATTTTCCTATTGAATCAGTAGTTACAAATTTAGATACAGGTGCTAATGTTTCAGGTACAGATGCAGATTTACATCTAACATATCCAGCGGGTACAGTATTATTTCTTAATTTTACAGCTATCACTATTTCAGCTGGATTAGCTTTAGTATACAAGAACGATACCTTGTAATGAAATTAGGACTATCTATAAAAAATAAAGTAGGTGGAAGCTCGTGGACTCCAGATAGTATATCTAGTTTAATACATTGGTATAAACATGAAACAGGTATTACAACTGCAGCTGGACAAGAACCCAGTAATGGAGATGTTATTGCAAGATGGTTAGACAGTAAGGGTGACAATAATGCAGCAGCAGAGGAGTCTAACTCAACATGGAACTCTACAGAAAAAGCAATAATTACAAGTACGAATGCTGGAGGTTTAGATTTGACGCCGCTTAATTTAACAACTTTCTCAGTATATTGTAGAATAAAATTTGTAGATGCTATTGGTACAAATGATAGATGGTTATTAGAAGCCGAAAATGCAAGTACTAATTTCATGAGAATGAACAATGCTACATCTGTTCGCGCAAAGGTAGGCGGAACTGGAGTTACATATACAGTACCAACTGTAAGTCCAGGTCGATACTACAATATAGGAATAGAAAGACATACAGTTTCTGGTACAGGTACTACAAAAGTATTTGTTGATGGAACTGAGAGTAGTACAGGAGCTTTAAATGGTACATCTACTTGGGTACTAGACAAATTAAGTATGGGTAAGGAGGACTTTTTTAAGACTCTAATAGTTTGTGATGGAGCGCTTACATCAGACGAAAGGGCTGAATTGAATACATACTTAGATAATATATAATATGAAAAAAATTAAGAAAGTCAATTTTAAAGATAGTATTCTAAATATCAATTTAGCTACACAGACAGCGCCAAAAGTTTCTGAACAGGCCGGTAAAGATTGGGTTGAATACGGTACTGATGATTGGTCTAATTTATACCCTCAATTTTTAATAGATTTATATTACAATTCTAGTACGCATGCGGCAATCATAAACGCTACTAGAGATATGATAGCAGGAGAAGGAATATTGATAGAACAAAACGAGGATATTGAAGGGAACGCAAAGTTGCAACAATTCTTAGACAATGCAAACGGAAGGGAATCTTTACATGATGTAATTAAGAAACTAGCTTTTGACTACAAACTTCAAGGAGGATTTGCTATCAATGTAATTTGGAACAAAACTAGAACAGGAATTGCAGAAATACATCATTTACCGGTTGAGAGAATAAGAGCAGGGAAACCGAATAATTTCGGGGTAGTAGATACTTACTATGTATCTGCAGATTGGAATGATTTAAGGAATAATCCAGCTACTCCTATTCCAGCCTTTAATACAAACGACAGGGTAAGTCCTAGTCAAATAATATACGATGGAGATTATAGTCCGAACATGGATATATACTTTACTCCGGATTACTCAGCGGCTTGTAATTGGTGCTTAGTAGACCAAAAAGTAGCAGAGTTTCATCTTTCAAATATATCAAATGGATTCTCCGGTTCTTATTTTGTAAACTTTGCAAATGGAGTACCAACTCAAGAGGAAAGAACTCAAATAGAGAATTCATTAATAAACAAATTTTCAGGAGCGGCAGCAAGTGGAAAGATAGTTTTAACATTTTCAGATGATGTAAGTAGGGTACCACAAATTACTCCGATAGCTGTAAGTAATGCAGATAAACAATACCTCGCCTTACAAGAGTTATTAGTTCAAAACATTTTAACAGGTCATAGAGTTACTAGTCCTATGTTGATGGGAATTAAAAACGAATCAGGATTGGGTTCAAATGTTGATGAATTGAATTCTGCTTTTGAGGTTTACTTAAATACTGTAGTAAAACCTTATCAAAATAAGATACTAAATTGTATTTCTAAGATACTTAAGATTAATAATATAGCTATACCATTAGAAATCATACAGAACAAACCTATCACATCTAAATTTACTTTAGAGGATATGAAATCTGTTATGACTCAAGATGAAATAAGAGAAGAAATAGGATTACCTCCGTTAGAAACTAACGAAGCAGTAGAAGAAGATGAATACACAGAAATGTCTAGTAATGATACACTTACAGAATGGATAGAGGCTCATGGAGAAGATAATCCGGATGGAGATTATGAATTAATTTCTGATGAAATAGTAGATGGAGAACATGAGGATTTTGACTTTGAATCTGAATTGAACGAATTACATAAAATGGAATTTGCTAGTACAGGAACAGCAAGGCCGAATTCTAAATCTAGTGATGAAGGGATAGATAGAGAATATAATTTATACAAAGTAAGGTACAGGTATTCAACTGCAATTTCTGCAGGTAACTCTAGAGAATTCTGTACTAAGATGTTATCTTCTAATAAATTATACAGGAAGGAAGATATTAGACAACTAGATAACAAACCTGTAAACAAAGGATGGGGAATAGGTGGAGCAGATACATACTCAATATGGTTATACAAAGGGGGTGGAAATTGTGGACACTATTGGAGAAGGGAAATCTACTTTTATAAATTAGGAGTTTCAACAGGAAATAAGATAGCAGATGCTACAAAAATAATAACTACTACAGAAGCAAGAGCAAACGGATTCTATCCTGAAACAAATGAGTCAGAAGTATCACGGGCGCCGAAGAATATGCCGAATAACGGATTTGTAAATAAAAAATAAAAAAATGAGAACAAAAGAAAAATTTTATGATAACTTGAGTAAATTTCAAGTATCAGATGAAAAGAAAAAAGAGAATTTTGAATTAAAACCTAAAAGAATAGAGTTAGGAGAATTACAAGATGCTAGTAAACTAATAACTAGAGCAAATGTAAAGGCTGTAGATGTAAAAAAGAACGCTTCAGATTTACGGTCTGTGAATAATGAAATGGAGTTTTTGACAGAGAAATATTTGACACTAACAAAACAAATACAAGGTATTAGAGATAGAGGAAAAAAATTGAGAGATAGTGGTCAAAAAGCAAGAACAAGAATGGAGAACGCTCAAGCAGAAATGAAAGAAGCGTCTGCAAAAGCTGATGTAAAAATAAACAAAATTCAAAAGTCTGCGAGTGGATTAGGTATTGATGTTCCTGAAATAAAAAGTTTAAGAGATAAGAATACTCAATATGTAAAAGCGAATGCAATAGTAGACAAGGTAAATAGTGAATCACAAAAGATTTTTGGAGAAGCTAGTAGGAACAATTTAATATAGTAATTTAAGATATGAGTTATGTATTATTCATAAGTGAAAACAAAATCAAGGACTCTACAGCTCTTGGAGGGAATGTTGATAATGAATTTATCCTTCCGTATCTAAAAGTTGCACAGAAGAAGTATATAGAAACAAAATTAGGAACTGATTTGTTTGAAGCTTTACAAACTAAAATTACGGCGGGTTCTTTGTCCGGTGCGTATCAAACTCTTGTAGATGACTATATACAGGACTCTTTGGTACATTGGGGGTTTTATGAGTGTTTACCTTTTTTGCGTCTTAGAGTGTCTAATAATGGTATTGGCGTAAAGACTAGTGAGAACTTAGAAAGTATATCACAAGAAGAACTGAATAAGCTAAGAGAAGAAGTAAGAAACACTGCTGAATTCTATACTGAAAGAATGATTGATTACATTGGACATAACACAGGTTCGTTTCCTGAATACTCTACAAATAGTGGAGCTGATGTTTCTCCTAATAAGAACGCTTTCTATAGTGGAATGAATTTAGAAAGAACAAGAAGTAGAGGAGCAGAAATTACATTAGATGACTTTCTAACCCCTAACTTATAATGAAAAAAATTTACAAACCGAAGGTAAAAAATGAAGTAGCCTTAAAAACATATATCAAAGATGCCACTAAAAAAAGTAACAAACGAGATAACAGAAGTTGTAACGGTAAATGCAAGTGTTCTAGGAGTAACAACATTTGCTGACTTTGAGCTTGTCTTAAAGATTATCTTACTAATTTTGTCGATAGGTTATACCATTTCTAGATGGAGAACTCATTGTAAAAAATAATAATGGAACAATACAAAAATTTCACAAGTTCAGAATTTGATTCTCCCGACTTAAAAGGTAGTGGAGAAAATATGAAAGATGAATTTATGGAACTCCTACAAGATGCTCGAACAATAGCAGAATGTAGTTTTCGTATA